AACTAAAAAGAAAGCTATTAGCAGCATTGAGGATGACTTTAAACAGTCCAATTGCTTATATGATTTGCTTGTTATAAACTACGAAAGTTTACATAAGATACAACATACCTACGATTTAATTATAATTGACGAGGCGCACGCCCTAGGACAATTCCCAAAGCCAAGCGGTAGGGTTACGGATTTAAAAAAGATATGCCTAGGCAAACCTATAATTTATTTAAGCGGCACGCCAAGTCCGGAAACTTACGCCCAGTTCTACCATCAATTTTATGTAAGTAGTTTTAGTCCGTTTAAAGAATATAAAAACTTTTACGCATGGCATAAAGACTACGGCATACCTAAGACAAAGTTCTTATATAATATGCAAGTGCCGGACTATACGCATGTTAAGCAAGAAAGGATCCAAACGGAAATCCAGCACTTAATGCTAACCTATACGCAAGAAGAGGCTGGGTTTGAGTCTTTAGTTGAAGAACAAATCCTTTACGTACCCATGTCCGATAAGGTTAAGTGGGCCGTGGACAAAATCAAAAAGGACAAGCTATTTAAAACCAAAGACGGGCAAGTAGTCCTGGCCGATACCTCCGTTAAAGAAATGCAAAAGATACACCAAATATGTAGCGGTTCCGTAAAGACCGAGGATGGCAACGCTATAATGTTTGACGATACCAAGGCTAACTATATCAAAGAGCGCTTTAAAGGGCAAAAGATAGCCATATTTTACAAGTACATTGCCGAGGGTATGCAACTAAGATTTAGTTACAAAGGTCAAGTTTATGACGATCCTCAAGCTTTTAACGAGGCCACTGGCGACGCGGTGTTTATAAGCCAAATACAAAGCGGGCGGGAGGGTATAAACCTAAGCACGGCCGACGCCTTGGTTATGTATAATATAGACTTTAGCGCCGTAAGTTATTGGCAAAGTAGGGCTAGGATGCAAACCAAAGACCGCCTAGAGGCCTCTAAAGTTTACTGGATATTTACCACCGGCGGCATTGAAGACCGCATTTATAGCATGGTGCAAAACAAAAAAGACTTTACTTTGAGTCATTTTAAGAAATTATTTTAGGTCATAACTCATTGATTTTCAGCTACTTTAAATTAATTTAAAAAAATATAATAAAAATATTTTTTTATTAATGAAATTAGTATATCTTTGATTTATCAAAAACAAACCAACTATGAAAAAGTCAATTAAAAAAGCAGTAGTAAGTATTAACAACGAACACTACAAATTAGAATTAGGTAGAAAAGCTATTATTAAAAAAGATAGTTTTTATAATGGCGAAAGTCACTACGTAGGATTTTGGGAAGATGATAATACTAAGTTTGAAGCACCGAGTATATTCTTTGATGATGTAGAAGAATTTGCAAATGAAATGGAATTATTGCAAATTAAAACAAACGAGGATAATACAAAAATATATACTTATATATCTAAAGATTTAATGAGTAAAATATCTTTTCAAATGCATCCTAAAAAAGCATTTTCATTTGCAGTTTTAGAAGCTATTAATATTCCTAAAAATATGATTAATGATATTTTAGACGGCTTTATTTTAAAAGGTATTAAGCAAAAAGAATATCAAGGAGGCTTTGAAGAAGCTATCAAGACTATTGCATTTTAATAAACCAATAACCAATAATATGAACAAGTTAAAAACACCTCAACAAAAAGCGCAAGAGCGCTACGCTCAAGAGTCAATCAAGCCAATGTATGCATTCATCATTGTATGCTTTGCATTTTTAGTAACCGCAATAATGCAAAACTTATGAGGCCATACTTAACTTTTATTTGTGAACTGACTTTCTTTATCTTTATATCGGTTCCTTTAGCAATTACGTTGTACTTAACTGCAACGCTTATATCAAAATTTAAAAAATTATAATCATGGCAAATCACCAAGAATGGCAAGACCTTACCATTATAGAAAAAATTGACTTAGTAGGCAAGGTTACACACCTACTACAAAATGAACTTGAATTTTATAACTCATTTAAAAGGCACATAAAAGTCGCCGAGGAATTAGGATTGTTTGACGAAGTAAAAATTAACAATGAAGGAAATTCTTAAATACATTAAACTATACACCGGCTGCAACGAACACGCCCTTAAACGCATTGAGGTAATGCTTGAGCCTAAATTAAACCTAGTGCCTCAAGTAATTGAAAAGATAGTTCATGTAGAAAAATTTGTCAAACGCAAGCCTAAACCTAAAGCATCGCTTTTGGAATGGAGCGCTAAATACTACGAGGAGTATAATCTTACTTATGAATACATAAGTCAAAAGCGAAGACTACAAGAAATAGTTGACGTTCGTAATGCTTACATCAAGCAAGCATATTTTGAGGGTTACACCCCTACGGAAATAGCAAGGCATTTAAAAAGGAACCATGCCACTATTTTATACATTATAAGTAAATAGTTCCCCCGCTATTGTTTTTAACGGCTCGCAAGATTTGACCTCTTTGTGGGCCGTTCTTTTTGTAGCTAACATGCACCCATGCATAGTTAAACTCGTTAATGACCTGGTCAAACGGAAGCTTGGCTACAATAAAATCAAATATTTGTTTATTGGTAATATCATGACTATGCCCATCAACGTCTAGGTCTAGGGCTTCGCCTTTGCAGTGCTGGCTTGTAGCGCTACCTTTAATGGCTTTATTTAAATCTTTGCTTCTATATCCGCTACTAATATAAATAGGCACGCGGAACTCGGCGCGGATAGGCTCAAAAATGTTTTCGCAAAGAGCCTTTAGGTTTTCAATATGCTCCGGCGTTGGCATATTACTTATGCCGTTACGCTTAGCCGTTTCGGAGCGGATAAGTTCCCCTAGTGTAACGTGTTGAGAAATGACCATAAATAACGTTTTAAAATAACAATAGCCGCTATTATGATTATAAGCCAAAATAAGCGCCTTTCGGCTTGCTTCTTGTACTTATGCTCGGCTTGGTATAAAACCTTGTAATATCGCACGGAATCGGTAAGAATCCCTATCATGCGCATATCTTGCACATAAGCGGTTTTAATGTCTTTAACCTTTATAGTTTTAACAATGGTCTTGCCTTGCTCGGTTAAGGTAATAACATTGTTTATAGTGTCGCGCTTGTAGTCTACAAGGGTATCGTGTAAAATAGTGGTGTCGCTTAGGGTAAATATTATAGTATCGTTAGCGCATGGATAATCTAAAGCCAAGGTATTAAAAATGCGCTTACTAGCATCGCGATCCGATAATACACGGCGTTCGGCCTTACGCAATGGGTTGCATGAGAATATCAAAATAGCTAGTATTGCAAGATACAATACTAGAAGCTTATTTTTTGGAGCCATAACGCGGATCGTGTGGGTTAAGCCAGTTAATGATAATAGGTAAAATAGATATTACGGCGGCACTTATGCACTCGGCAATAGTTACCTCGTAAATATTACCCTTAGCTACTATCATTGTAAGTATTGCAGTAACGGCAACCTTAAGCCAGCTTCCGTAAATACTATTTAGAAATTTCATTTCTTTATTCTTTTAGTTGCGTTGTAATAATAACGTATCGCCATAACACCGGAAACGATTGCCACCAAACCCGCTAACATTGTTATAATTGGTTGCACTTGCGTAATGGTTAAAGTTGCGGCGGTCATGCTTACGCCGGTGTTTATTAACGCATTGCTTGAATCTTGAGTCATTATCGGTTGTTATAAGCGTTAATATAATCAAGGTCTATATCGTACCCGAATGAATGGTAACCCATCGGCTCCGGCCAAACTTTGTATTTGCTAAAGTTCTTGGCTTCGGTGTACGGCCATATAATATCGATGCTATACATTTGGGCTAAGTTTTCATCTAGAAAACCTAGTTCAATTGCGATGGTACTTTCCGGCATTGTTTCTTTTAAAGTTGACCATGTGGCTTCGGTCATTTCGTATTTTCTAAATTGCATATTTATAAAGTTGTAAGGGTTGCTAATTCGGTGTTGGTTAAACGTGTTTTGAAAACAATATTTTGATTGAATTTATCTCCAAGTTGGCCATAATTCGCACTAGAAAAAACTAATTGGTCTAAAGTTCCAACTGGATAAACAGTTGAATTGCTTGTACCTATTTGCACTCCATCAATATACAATGCGTAGTCACCCGATTTGTATGCAAATGCAATTTTATGCCTTCCCAATGAAAGAGCTGATGATGTTATAATACTTGTTGAAGAACCCGATTGTCTAACTTGAAAAACAACTGCATTACTATTATTTATAGTACCAGCAATAAAATTTGTAGTTGCATTTATATCAATAGCAAATATTGATCTTGCTGAAATATTTGCACTATGCGACATATCAATAAATACAGTTCCTTCCGTTTGTCCTAATAAGGAACTAATGCCAGTATCAAAAGCACTATCCGCATTCCTAGTCACAGTCGCCGCGGTTGTTGGGATATAACTTGTAGCGTGTGTGCCGGCTTCGCATTGAAGTCCCCATATATACATGCTAGACGTTCCGTCACCGGTGTAAGTAGCAGATGATGCGGCATCGGTTTGTCTTAAATAAATTGCATTTGTTGCACTATTCGTAGATGTAGCTGTGGCAATAGCTATACAACGAAACCAACCATTACCATAATTTTCAATTTTACCGGTAATACTACTAGACGAAGGAGTTATAGTACCAGTCTGTATATTAAAATTTACAAATAAATTTGATCCAAAAGCGGTATTTCCGAAGAAAATTAAAATACGTCTAGTTCCACTTCCTTGCTTAACAAAGCAACTTGATGCGTAAGTTGTACCAGATACAAATGAAACTGATCTTGTAATTCTATGATTGCCTAACGCAGTATCTTCTACAATTATATCGGCGTTAGCATAACCATCAGGACTAACTAAAACATTCCCACTTGCAGTAACGGCATCTTTCCCCCATGCTGAATTATCAATCATTTGACTATACAATAACAAATTCGTTCTTGTCGGCTCCATTAATAATTGAGGGCAAGTGCTACCTAAATAGTCTAGACGTGGTAGGTTTGTAACCGGCCCTTGCGTAACCGCAGTGGTAGTAGTATCAATATAATTTGTAGCGAAGTCGCCAGTTTGTGCTTGCGCGCGCCAAATGTAAACGGAGTTAGTAGTGGTAGAGAATTCGTTAAAAGCAGCACTTAAAGAATCTACAAGTTGAAAT